GGCGTCAAAATGCAGAAATGTACGCACAATTATTAACTGATTATTTACGTTTTAATGTTGCAACTTTCCCGAAGTATTATGAATATACTAATACAGGAATGATACCAACTATAAAAAATTATACTTCAAATATATTTTTAAATGATTATGGTAATTATGACAATGTAATTAAACGTGGTACTAACGACTCTGATTTTTAATGGTAACTTTAAACCAAGATATTGAAATATTAAAAAACTTTGCTTTAAAACACAAAGGTATAAACACGTTCTATTTCGGCGATGAGTGGGAGGTTGGTGCAGCTAATCCAATTGTTTATCCTTTAATGAATGCTATTTTACAAAGTAGTGTAAGTGCAAAAGGTGTTATTAGCAGAAAGTATTTAATCGTTATTTCGGACTTAGTTAATAAAGATGAAAGTAATGAAAACCAAGTTTTAAGTGATACTGAACAAATATGTTATGACTTACCAATGTATTTGCGTGGTGTTGTTAATAGTGGTCTTTTAAGCACGTTTAAAGTAGTTGAAGATATTTCATTAACTGACTTTACAGAACGTAACGACGACGAAGTAAGCGGTCATTTCTTTGAAATTACTATGAGTTCCCACATTGGTAACTCGAGTTGTTTTTTACCAATTTCATCGGGTAACATTTTAGATAATAATTATATTTACTTAGGTGGCTCAACTGCAGGATGCGGTGCGTTTGTAGTAGAGATAAAAGATTTAGACGGTAATATTTTACAAACATTTAATACAAGTGGAACTTATACAGTTGAGGTTTTAACATTAATTAGAGATACAATAACAAGTAATACAAGTACAATAATAGACCCTTTATAATATGGCAAACGTAAACATTGAATTAGGATATAAACCTTTAGTTTGGTTTACTGCAAATCCAACTATTGTATTATTAGCAGGACAAATTGTTTATTTAGAACAAACAGGAACTTATAAAATAGGCGACGGTGTTACTCAATTAAGTGTTTTATCTTTTTTGGGTATAAGTTCTGAAACACAAACTTTACAAAATGTAACCGACTTAGGAAGTGTTACAACTAATAATATTGAAGCTAATTCATTTGTAAAAACGGGTGGTGTTTCAACTGAATTTTTAAAAGCAAATGGAAGTGTTGATAGTAGTACTTATTCAACTGCAACTAAAACCTCTGAATTAATTAACGATGGCGACGATGGCAATCCTTTTATCTCTTTAAATGATTTACCAAGTAATTTAATTTTATATGCTACAACAGTCGCAAGTGATATTCCTACTTACGTTAAATTAGTAAATAGCATTACAGATATAGACTATAATATAACTGCGGTAGATGTAAGTACAGGCTCAATCACAACTACTAATCAATTTATTTCAGCTTTAATAACTTCGCCAAATGTAATAGTTGGTAATCCTGGTGTTTTAAATATCTCAATAATTGGAAATATTAGAAGGACTGCAGGAACGGGAAATGCTGAATTTTATTTTGAAGTTTACAAAAGAACTATCGGTGGCGTTGAAACTTTAATTACTACTTCGGGAAGTACTCTTCCTGTATTTAATGGAATTTATGCTGAATTCTCGGCTAATGCATTGTGGAATGATGGTATATTTTTAGCAACTGATAGAATTGTTTTAAAGTTTTACGGAACTAGAATAGCTGGGGGTTCTAATCCTACTTATGATTTTCAATTTGGAGGTTCAACTCCAGTACGTTCTTTAGTTCCAATTCCTTTAACGGTATCACCCGTTTTAACATTAGATAATTTACAAGATGTAACTATTGCAAGTGTAGCTAACAACGAGATATTAACTTATGAAAGTTCAACAAGTTTATGGAAAAATAAAAGTGTTACAACTGCATTAGGTTACACACCATACGATGCAAGTAATCCAAGCGGTTATATTACTTCAAGTGCTTTGACAAGTTATGTGCCTTATACAGGTGCAACGACTAATGTTAATTTAGGAACTAACACTTTATTTACTAATAAACTTAGTGCAGCAAGTGGAGTTTTAGAATTATTAACAACAGATATTAAATTTAGTCCTGGTAAATATATATGGTCAACTAATCAAAGTGCTTATTTTTTTCAAATAGCAAGTGGTTCTAATACAACTGATTTAGGTGGTTTTTCTGGAGTAAGATTTTTTACAAATATTTTATCTTTACAAGCTGCATTTAACGGTGTAACAGCAAGTGGTGCTACAAAGTCTTTTATTTTTGTTAAGCCAAATAATACTAATCAAACATTAAGTACTTCAATAGCTGGATGGGATTATCAAGGTGGCACTCGTCAATGGGCAACAGGTGCTATCACTACTCAATCTGAAAACGTATGGGGTGCAACTACTTATTCATTTGTAGGTGCTTCAACTATTACCAACGCTTATGGTAATGTATTTAACGCTCCTATTGCTGGGACTAACTGTACAATAACCAATAGGTTCGCCGCTTTATTTAACCAACAAATAAGCCTTACACAAACTGTAACAACCGAAACAGTAGTTCAAACTAGGACAGTAACAATAGTAATTAACGGAGTAACTTATAAACTTTTAGCAGCATAATATAAATTAATTAATTATATTTGTAAATGAAATACTTAATAATATTACTTTTATCGACAAATATACTATATTCGCAGAAAGATTATAGCAGTACAAAACATTTTTACGCAGGCTTTACAATAACTTGTGGTAGTTCTTTAGTAGTTAATCATTATATTAAAAAGCCTTTATTAAGTACTTTAATAGGCTTTACAATCGGTTCTTTAGTTGGCATAGGCAAAGAGGTTATTTGGGATAGGAAAATGGGAAAAGGGACTTATGATAAGTTTGATATGTTTGACACAAGTTGGGGTAGTGCGTGTGCTGCTACATTTGTGATTGGAGCATTTAGTTATAAAAATAAAAAAGATAAAATAAATAAATTAAAGTATTATGGAGAATAATTTAACAGAATTAGAGAAAGCAAAAAAGTTAATTGAAGAGATTACTAAAAACGAAGACGAACTTTGTTCAAACGAAATTAACGAAGTATTGAAAAAACACAATAGACAATTAGTTATTAGTGGTCAATTTCAAGGCGACAAAATTCAAACATCAATCTCTTTAGTTAAAGCTAATTAATGTTATGACCGCACCTAGATCACTATTGAACTTTGAAAACATTGTTAAATTAAGCACTTTAATAGTTGTTGTATTAACTAATTATTATGCAACAAAATCGGACATAAGAAATTTGAATACTGAGAAACATTTTGAGATTACTCACATTCAATATCAATTAGACGAACTTAAAGATTGTTGTAATGATAAACAACCTAAACAAATAGTAATGAATCGACATGAAGCTATTTTGCCTAATGGATTAAATTTTGAAGATGTTAAATAATGAAAGCAATACTAAAATTAAACAGAGATAGTTATACAAGTAAGTCTACTATTGGAAAATTATATGTAAATGATATATTTATATGTGATACTTTAGAAGATACTTGTAGAGATATTAATAGAGATGGTGATTTAAAAGATAAAGGTGAAGTAAAAATTTATGGTGAAACTGCTATACCTTCAGGTATTTATAAAATGATTATAAATATTTCTCCTAGATTTAAAAAACTACTACCTAGATTAATAGGTATTGAAGGATATGAAGGAGTTCTTATTCACACAGGTAATATTCCTGCAGATACACATGGTTGTATCTTAGTGGGTACTAGAGGATTGAACTGTATTAAAGGTGGTACAAGTACTCCTGCTTTAACTAGGTTAATGACTGAGTTAAAAAAGTATGATGAATATGAAATTCAAATAATAGATAAAACATTATAATGGCAAAAAAAGAATCAAATATACTTTTGACAATAAAAGTTAAGAATAGCGGTAAAGCTAAAAAGCATCCTAACAAAAAGGAATCAGTTAAAAAGTATAAAGGACAAGGACGATGAAAAAAGACTTATTAAACAGTTTTAAAAATGATAAAGCTGGCTATTCGGGAAGGAAACTTTCAGCCTTTATAGGCGTTGCTACTGCTATTTATATAACCATATTTAAAATACCATTAGAGAATCAATTGGACGCCCTAATGGTATGGTTAGCTTTTAGTTTATTATGCTTAGGTATTGTTACCGTTCAAAATATAATTGAATTTAAGAATGGTAAAAAAGATTAACGTATCTGTAAATTTCGATTAGTTTTTATTGAACACCCCGAAATAAAAACACCACTTTTTAAAGCATCTTTAATCTTTAATTTATCCGCAGTCTCAGTTAATTTAATAGTTTTAAATTCATTCGGTAAGTCATTAACATCACTAACTTCAACACTTTCAGAATTCCTAAATGAAATCTTAATTAAAGGCGTTTCAATTTTATTTACATCAAAAGTTAGCATAGCTAGTTCAATAGTATCTTTTAAACGTTGTATTGTTTTTTCTCTTGATTTCTTAGCTTGTTGCAATCGTTTTATTTCATTATCGATTATATCCATTTCGCCATCAAATTGCTTAGTAATATAAGCATAGTTTTCAGACTTTGAATGAAAGTTATCTTTATTAATTTGTAAAGCTAACTCCAATTCAGGAGTTAACTCGCCACCATTCTCTATTAATTCATTTACTAATAGTTGGTATTCTGTTTGAATGTTAAATATATTCATTATTTCAAAGTTGCTTTTAGTTTATCTTTTAACGCTATTACTTCGGGATTAGACGCTTGTATTTGAGTTAATCCTACATAAGCTTTTTGAAGATCAAATAAATTTGATACAACTATTAATTTACTTTTTGCTTCCTCAATATTTGAATCAACTTTTGCAATTGGTTTAACTTGCTCTCCACTTGCATCAGTATCTTTATCAGTAATCAATCCTAAGGCACTTGACAAAGCATAACGGCGAATGTAAGTAATAGCACTACCTAATGTTTGAAAGTCATTCATACCCTTTAGATTAGTTCCCTGAGGTATTGTTGTAATCGTTTCTAACTGCTCACCACTTTCATAGTGAAATACAATAGTTTTAATATTATTATCGCCAACTAATTGAGTAAAGCCTAATTTATTCTTTTTAAGAATTGGATTAATTACTTCAAATATAGTAGCTAAATTTGCATAAGAATAACCGTATCCTTGCGTGCCTTTGTGAATTACTGGAACTTCCTGCTGAAATTCTGCTAATGATTTTAATAAGTTTTTCATAGTTTTTTTATATAAGAAATCCCCAACTCGATAGCCCTACCACAGGCGTTTCAAATTGAGGATTAATGGTTAATTTTTTCATAAGTGGTAGTATTTATTTTACAAATATAATATTAATTATTTAAAATGCAACCTTTTTTTCAGCAATTATTATTTTGCCATCCGTCCAAATTACTTTTGCATTACCCAGATAGGTCTTAGGTGATTTAGCAGTTCGCTCTTCCTGACTTTGATTGATTGACACACTAGCATTATTGCCATAAGTATCAGTTGTATCATTAATTGATATGGTTAGGTTTAACCAACGTTTACCGTTCTTTTCAATTACTTTACTTTTTTCGATTTTTGTCAAATCTATTGACGCACTTACAATTGAACTCATTTTTTATTTGTTTTTAGGGGTTAGTTTCTTAAATCTTTATATAGTCTAATTTGTTCCTGGATAATTAGCGATTGTTTGCCAGAGTTAAGAGCTTGCATATCTTTTGAAATAATTAAGCCATTTAATCCCTTTAAAAACTTTTCTTTTTGCTCGTTATCATTTTCAACTACTGATCCAACAAAACTAAAGTCATTCACTTTCTGCAGTTCCATAAATTCAATTAATGAATCATAAAGCCTATCACTTATTAAATGACCACTAAAAGCATCAGCTATATTTTTAACATTTAAAAATGTGCTTAGTTTTATTCTTTGTCTGTACCCTATCTTAGATAGTACCGGTATAAATACTTTAGCTTCTACCATGATTCCTTATCGCTAAATTCCCAGTCTTGCATTTCATTATCAAATAGCTTATCAACTATTAAATCTAAAGCATCGTTTATTTCATTTGTATACTTTTGCAAAGAACTTGTTTTATTAATTATAAAGTAATAATTATCACTTATAACATTCTCGCAGTCGTTTTCGTCGCATCCAACATTCCAAAAGAAAGTAACTTTAATGTTATGGTCGCCGTAGTCTTGAATTTCATAGGTTACATTGTAATCCTTATCAATTGGCTCAATGTGTTCAAATTGGTTTATAATACCTACTGTAATTAAGTCCAGTTCTTTGTTAGTAAATTTAGTTAGTTTCATGGCTTATTTTTTAAAAGATAAAGTTAAATTGTCAAAAGTTAGTTCCTGATTAGTTGCATCCATTTGTTTTATGATTAGATCACGTTGTTTAATTTGGTAATCTAATTGCTCATTTACAATTGATAGTCTTATTGCTATTCCTAAGAATATAATAGTAGCTAATGAAGTAATTACAAGTAAGCCAAAATAAAGGCTTGCTTTGTTGATTTGTTTACTTTCTGTTTTTTCAATTCCGTTGTTTAATAAATCCTCTTTCATTTGTTTTAGTTTTAATTGGTTAGTAAATTTTATTGATATTAATGATTGCATTTCTTAAAGAGCTAATTGCTTTTTTGTAGCCAAATTCTTTAGAGTTAATTAAGTCATAAGTTGGTGCATCAGTAAAGTGCATACTGATTTCTTTTCCGTAATGAACAGTAGTTGCTTTCCATTGTCCGTAACCTGTTTGCTTGAAGTCGATTGTTTGGTTTTTCATGGTAGTATTTGTTTTTATTGGTTAATTATCTCATTGATGAACTTCTTTGTGCTAACATTGAAGCTTCGTTTAAATTTTGAATTTCAACATTACTTATTTCTTTTGTTGAATTTCTTATGTTCATTTTAATCAAATCTTTTTTACTCATTGGCTTCCAACCTTTTTTTAAGTCTTGTTTAATTACCATTGCTAAGCATTGTTCAAAAGTTAATACTGATTTTGAAGCTGTTAATTTTGCTTTTTCTATTTGCGATTGTGTTGCTGTGTTTTCCATGATGTAAAAGTATATTATTTATTTTGAATAAAAAAATATATTTTCAAAATAAAACGTAACTGTTTGACTATCAAATTAATAAAAATTCTCGTTAATATTAAATAACTCAATTTTTTTATCTAAATAATAATTAATCCAATGTTTTTCTTTTAAATAAGAATCAGAATCATTTATTATTTCAACTAATTCTATTATCGGAATAAGATTTTTTTCTTTTAATTTCATTATCCAATATGCTTTCATTGCATTATGTTTAAAATTTTCTGATATATGATTTTGAAGTCTGCTTTTTAATTCGTTTTTAGTTTTACCAATATATTTAACTTCATTTGTAATTGGGCATCTTAATAAATAGATATACATAATAAAAAATCCCTAATCTAACAAAGGCTACCCAGTGTATCAATAGATACTATGGCAATGTTATTTCGGGAAGTTTTAAATTTTTTCATAACTGAGTAGCATTGTAAATATACAAACTTTTTATTTAATATGCAAATTTTTTATTTAATTATACCTATTAAAAAACCTCCTAAAAATGTGATAATACCAACTTGTGCAATCTTTAATCTATTATTCTTTTTAGCTTTTCTAAGACTTAATGAATCGTTGTAATGCTGAATATCTTTTACCATTACAATATCTTTATAGTTTACAATCATTTTAGAATAGTCTTTAATTATTGAATCCTGAACTAATATAGTACTATCATTAGTTAGATCAATTTTATCATGCCATTTAATTACTGTATCAATATAAGTTCTGCAAGTGTCTGGTGCAGTTAAATAAACATTCTTTACTTTATCTTTATAAACAACCTTTAAACCTTGTTTAGTTAGCTTTAAACTTTGCAAAGATACATTTAGGTTAGTTATATCATTCGTTAAATTTGCATTGCTTAAATTGGCTTTAATTAATAAGCTATCATTAATAGGTTTCAATCCTTTTATTTCTTTATTTCCGCAGTCTTTTAATGCTAAAAAAATCATAGCTATTAAAAATAATTCTAGGGTAACTCTGTATTGTATTTTCATATTATTTTTTATTAAATAAAGTTATTATCCAAGCACTGAATAGAATTAACAAGGCTATTGGCAAGCCTATCATTATCTCAATTATTATCCAAATGTAAAAAATTAGTTTTCTCATAATTCTGTTAATTCGTATGTGCTATTCTTAGTTTGAAATTTAATATATTTATGTCTTTGTTCTATTATTTCAGTTATTTCAGTAGTCATCCAACCGTTGTCTAATAATAAAGAACGACCTACTTTAATATCATTATGACTACAATTATAAACATCTTTATTCCATTCAATGTACTTAACTCTAAATTTACCAACTTGAGTTAAGTCATCATTTATTCTTTTTAAGATAAATTTAGGTTTATAATCTTTTGGGTTACCTACTACATCAGCATTATATTTATCGTTCATAATCCTTTAGCTAGTTTTTTAAGTTTATCAACATCATAAACGCATACAGTAACCGATTTCTTTTTAATCAATTTCTTTGGAGCTCCTGCACCTTTACGTTTGCCACCAGATAATTTAGGTTTGCCGTCTTTTTTTAATTTTGCCATTAGTTATTAAATGTTTCTTTGTAGTATTGTTCTGCATTCATCATTGATATATGACTTGTTTGATAAGCATCAATTATCTGTTGCTTCTCCATTTCTAAAAATTTATGAAAGTGATTAACAAACTCTCTGCCTTCATTAGAATAAATATTAAATAAATGTGGATGTAAATTTTCTAATTCATTAAACACTTGTTGAACTGCTGTTTTTTCCATAGTAGTATTTTTTACAAATATAATCATTATTTTAATATAAAAATTTTTTATTCAAATTATTTTGTTATTTTTGTAAAATAAATACTACTACCTATGAATGTAATATCACTTTTTAATGGAATGAATACAGGTCGCCAAGCACTCGAAAACGTTGGCATAAAAGTAAATAAATATTATTCAAGCGAAATTAAACCTTACGCAATTGAATTAACTCAACATCACTTTCCTGACACTATTCAAGTAGGCGACGTTACTAAATGGCGAGAATGGGATATTGATTGGCAAAGTATTGATTTAATATTGAGTGGGTCACCTTGTCAAGATTTATCAGCAGCTGGCAAACGTGCTGGAATAAATGGTAAAAAGTCAAGTTTATTTTTTACATTTGTTGAAATATTAGAACACGTAAAAACAGTTAATGCAAATGTATTATTCTTACAAGAAAATGTAGGTAGTGCAAGTAAGTTAGACGTTGGTATTATGAGTAGAGCTTTGGGTGTTTATCCTGTTAGAATAAATAGTAGTTTATTAACCGCTCAATTAAGAGACCGATATTATTGGAGTAATATAAAAACAAGAGAAACTATGTTTGATTTGGTTACTGATATTCCACAACCAACTGATAGAAAAATAATGTTTAAAGATATTATAACAGATGGTAGAGTTGAAAGAGTTAAAGCATTAGCATTATTAGAAAGTGAAAGTAGGGCTGTAAGAAGTCAAGATGGTATTAAAAAACGTGCAGATAGACAATTTATAAATATGGTTTATGTAGATACTGATAAACATGTAGCTTTAAAAATGCAAAATAATAGAAATAATCAAGGTAGTCAAGAAAGTTTAAAACATAGAAATAAAACGACTGGAATGATTACTTTAATACAAGAAAATGAATTAGTTAGAACTGTTAATCAAATTGAAATGGAACGTTTACAAGGCTTTCCTGATGGTTATACTTCAATATTATCTAAAAGTAAAGCAGGTTCATTACTTGGCGACGGTTGGACGTTACCAGTAATTGAATATATATTTAAATTTATAAATAAATAATAAAATGGAATTAGAAACAATAAACAATTTAATTAAGGCAGAATACGATACAATGCGAGACTTTGCCATTGCTAAAAATATTAGTTACAACGGATCAATATTTAACTCCGAATGGACTATTAACATTGATGGCATTGATAAAAGTAAGCAAGTTGAAATTGGTATCATTGCAAGATGTAACGATAAAATTTCGAGAATTCAAAAAGTAGGCTTAACAGGTTTTAATGAAGATAACCTAACTGATTTGATAGGTTACTTAATGCTTTTAAAAATACATAAAAATATAAACTAATGGAAAATTTAATGGTTACAATTTCAGGAGGGCGTAGTTCTGCCATGATGGCTAGACATATTCAAACAAATGAAAAATATAAAAATTTTAATAAAGTTTATATTTTTTGTAATACAGGAATGGAACGACCTGAAACCATTAACTTTTTAAAAAATATTGTAAAATATTGGAATATAGACTTAAAAATAATTGAGGGATTATATTCTAATAATCTAGGAACTGGTGTATCATTTAAATTAGTTGATTTTGATACTATGAATATGGATGCTTTGCCATTTTCTGAAATGATTGCTCATAAAAATAAAGGTATATTTACAGGACTACCAAATCAAGATGCTCCTTTTTGTTCCGAGAATTTAAAAACAACACCAGCAAAAAAATATTTTGATTCTATATTTGGAATTAATAATTACAAAAAAGCTATTGGTTTTAGAAAAGAAGATATGCCAAAAAGAATAACTTTTGCAGAGGCTAATAAGGATGAACAAAGAATATTCCCTTTATTGACTGATTTTAACTTACCTATTTCGCAATTAGACTTAAATGTGTTTTGGGATAATCAGCCTTTTAAATTAGAACTACATGGAATATATGGTAATTGTGAGTTGTGTTGGAAAAAATCAAATAAAAATTTAGTTGAAAATATAGTTTATGGAACACGTTTTATTGATTGGTTTAAAAATGAAGAGAAACTTTATAATAGTGTATCATTTAGAGGTCATAACTCAATAACTGATTTGATAAAATTAGCAGAACAACCTCAAAATTTAAAGTTAGATTTTGAAATTGAAGTTGATAATAGTTGCGTTTGTAGTTTTTAAAATAAAATAATGGAAATAATATATTTAATAATTAGCCAGTTTACATTTAGTTTTAGTAGAACTTTGAATGTAAGATATACTGCAAAAGAAAATGTTACAATGGGAATTATAACATCTACATTAATAAAGTTAACATGGCTTGTTAGTAGCTCAATAGGAGTAAAATCAATTATTGATGGTAATGTAAAAATGTGTATTGCTTATGTAGTAAGTGGGTTAATTGGGGATTATTTATCTTATAAAATAAAAATATAAAATGAGTGATATAACAAAATGCGAGGGTACTAACTGCCCACTAAAAGAAAACTGTTTTAGGTTTACAGCACCTGGAAGTTATTATCAATCTTATTTTGTAGAAGTTCCGTTTAAAGATAATGAGTGCGAAATGTTTTGGGGTAATCAATCAGAAAATATATTTAAACAATTAAAAGATATAACAAATGGAAAAACATGAAGTAAAAGCAGTTACAATGGTAACAGAAATTAACCGAATGCTATGCAGAAATTGTACTACTGATAAAGTGGGAATTGAAATTGCTATTTGGCAATGTAAAGAATACAGAAATACTTTATATCGTCACAATCTTATTCATGGCAGAAGTTCAAATAATTTTGAAGAATTAGAACAGGTTATATTTTGGGACAAAGTAAAAGAATATTTAAAAACTTTACTCAGCAAATAAAGGGATGTAATTCTCTAAATAGTTCTTTTCAAATGTATCAAATTTATTAACAGCAAATAAATAACTCCCATCAGATAAATATACTTTGGTACATTCTTTTGGATTGCCTTCACTATCAAACAAAACATAACTTCTAAATGATATAATAACGGTTTCAGAGGTTTCTAAAGCAAAGTTAAACAACGCCCATTCTCCATTAGGCATACAAATAAGTTGCCCATCTTCGTTGAACTCCTGAGTTTCGTGTTTGTCGATTATCCTAAATTTGAAAAGTGCCATTACTTTAATTTGAATTTATTAGTTGAATATGCAAACCATTTATTACAATCTTTACATTTAGCTCTTTGTGTTTTATTACCTAAAGAACTAACTCTAAAGCCTCTTAATTGAATGCTATCACTTCCACATTCAGGGCAATCACACTTAACGCCGGTAGCGTGTGTTTTAGGCTTCATATATTTATTTAACTTATCAAACCATTGCTCTAATAAATTAACGTCCTGTTTGCAATATTTAATCATTCGCATTAATGCAGCTTGGTTATTTTCTCTCCATACCTTATGCCACAAATTAGGCTCATTTTCTAATTTTTGACCTAAATTAAAATATTTACCAATTGAGTCTAAACGATTAGAAGGTAAGTTCAATAACTGCCTTGCTTGTTTTAATGTATCAATACTTTTAAAGTCTGGCATCATATCAATATCATGTATCATAGCACGAGTTCTAAGCCACTTTGTATCAAACCTATCTGAATTATGTCCAACTATTTCATCAGCTTTGTGCATTATTTCAATGAATTTAATCATCATTTCTTTATCGCATTGGTTTTTATCCCATTTTAAATAATAAATTTTAGGCGAGTAATTCCATTTATAACAAATGCAGATAATCTTTGCGTCTTCAATAACGTTACCATAGTTGAGGTTAGTTTGGTAACCAGGACGCCAAAACCATCCTAAACATGGCGAAGTTTCAATATCAAAGAATAATCGATTAATAGCCATAATTTATAAGTTTTCAACAAATATAACTATTTAATTTATATTTGTACTATGATAAATTTAAAAATAAAAGCACTTAGTGTAAACAAAGCATTTCAAGGTCGTAGATTTAAAACACCTGAATATAATAAATTCATTACAGATATGCTGTTAATATTACCTAAATTAAAAGACGTTCCAATAAAAGATATTTGTTTAAAGATTGAGTTTGGATATAGCAGTAAACTCAGTGATATTGATAATGGTTTAAAAACTTTTTTAGATTGTTTAGTTAAAAAATATGGCTTTGACGATAGATATATTATTGAACTATTTGTAACAAAAAAGATAGTTGAAAAGGGTAAAGATTATATTAAGTTTACATTTTATTAAATTGGTATTCAATAACTTATAAATAATTTGAAAATATATTTTTTTATTCAAAAGTAATTAAGTAATATTGTAGAATATTAACCAATTAAATACTATCACATGAAAACAATTTATGAAGCTCTACAAGAGTTTAAAAAAACAAATCCAATTCTTAAGCCGAGATTGTGCCTTAATGAATTAACAGGTTACTACCTTGTAACATTAGCTTTCAGTAAAGCGTATTGTGAATCTAAAAATCTAAAAGTAATATTATGAGTGAAATAGAATTACAAACTCAAAGGGCTTTAATAGTTTTTTGCTCACTTGCAAAGGTACAATCAGAAATGTATACATATTTTTTAGGACGTTTTAAACATTTAGAAAAGCAGAAATTTAATGATTTAATTCGAGCTTCAGATATGTTTATTAAAACTTTAAAAACTAATTTAGATGAGCAAAGTTTAAATGCAGTTGAACAAATGGATGAAAATTTACATAACTTTATTTATACGCTAATTAAAAACGAGGAATTTATTGAACTTAAAAAATAATATTATGCTAACAATAACGAATGAAGACAATATGCTTTTAATGGCACGTTACCCTGATAACTATTTTGATTTAGCTATTGTTGACCCACCTTATGGGATTGGAGCAAGTAATGAGGGTAGAATATCAGGAGAATATACAGTTAATTTAGGCGGTGTAAAAAAGAAAGTAAAAGCAAAAGGATATACTTCTAAAGAATGGGATAATAAACCGCCATCAAAAGAATATTTTATTGAATTAATAAGAGTTTCAAAAAACCAAATTATTTTTGGAGCTAATCATTTTATTGAATTAATACCAAATGCAAATAGTAGTTGTTGGTTAGTTTGGAACAAGAAAAATGGGGATAACAATAATGCTGATTGTGAATTAGCTTATACAACATTAAAAACAGCAGTTAGAATGTTTGATTGGAAATGGAACGGAATGTTACAGGAAAAAATGGGAGATTTAAAAGAAGAAAGAAATCACCCAACACAAAAACCAGTAGCACTTTACAAATGGATTTTAGATAAATACGCAAAAAAAAACGATAAAATACTTGATACGCATTTAGGCTCAGGAAGTATTGCAATAGCGTGCCACGATTACGGATTTGATTTAACGGCATGCGAATTAGACAAGGAATATTTTGATAAGGCTATGGAACGAATAAGCAACCATACCAACCAACAAAAATTATTTTAAAATAAATTAGGATATTAAAAAACAATTTACTATCTTTGTGAAAGTTAAGGTTTTCGGGAACCATCTAAATTAACTAACTTATTAACCCATTGCCAGCGGAGCCCGAACTCCAAAGGCATGGGTTTTTTTATTTTATAAATATCATGAAATACATTAAAAGATTATCAGTAGTTCCATTTATATTTGGAATGTTATTAGTAACACATTTATTTTTTGTGTTTAAACGAACCTATAAATTTATTTTAGAAGGTGGAGAATTAATTATAAACGATAAATAAAATGGCTGAAAATAAAAAATCATTTGTTTTATATTGTGATCTAATTCACACTATTGAAAAACTACCAGACGATAAAGCTGGATTACTATTTAAACATTTACTTCGTTATGTAAATGACCAAAATCCTATAACTGATGATTTATTAGTTGAAATTGCATTCGAACCAATTAGGCATCAACTTAAAAGAGATTTATCAAAATGGGACACTAAAATTGACAAACTTACTGAACAAGGGCGTTTAGGTGGCATAAAGAGTGGCGAAGCTAGAGCTTTAAAAAAGAAGCAAAACGAAGCAAATGCTTCAAAAAACGAAGCAAACGAAGCTGTAACTGTTAATGTTACTGTTAATGATACTGTTAATGTAAATGTAAATGATATAAATATATCTTTTGATGTTTTTTGGAATCTTTACAATAAAAAAATTAATTCTAAGGATTGTGAAAGTAAATGGAATAAATTAAAAGATATTGATAGGCAGAAAATAATTGATACATTGCCAAACTTTTTAAATTCAATAACAGATAAACAATACCAACCGCATCCAATTACATATCTTAATCAAAAACGTTGGAACGATGAACAAAGCAATACAATTAAAAAAGAATATGAACTTTATTCTCAAAATGGAACTATTAAAATGAATTTAACAGAAATTGAATTAATTGAAAAAAAGAAAACAGGATTTTACAAAGAAAAACACGAAATATAATGGCAGATATCAAAGTAATTAACTTAGCGGATAAAAAAGAATATACCATTGATGTTCACAAAAATGGAGAAAATCAAATGGTTTGCCCTGAATGTTCAGCAGAAC